TTGAAGATCGCCCTGGGGAACTGGTGCGACGTGGCTGAACTTGTGGCGGAGCACAACCGGAAATGTATGGAGCGGGGCTACGTGAAAAGAAAAGAGCCGGCTAAGAAACCGGCCGTCAACATTAAGTACGCTTGAGGAGAGAGTATCACAATGGCAATCGCCAGTCAAGTCTACGACCTCGCCGAATACCGCGACCTGCGTCTGGCGGTGGACGGTTGCATCAGGTCATGGCTCAAAAACCCAACCATAAGTCGCCGTGTAGCAATGGAGAACTCTATAGCTGCTACCATGCGTATGTACCGGCGCAAAAGGATAAGCCTCGAAGCTTACACCGTGACATTGCGAAACCTGGGCGGTCGCACCGTGCCAGTTATCCATGCCCGGCGGGTGCTGGACAGCTGTCCTCGGTGCGGCAGGGAACACGCACTGCTGTACATCCGCACACAACGGCAAAACCTCTTCTGCCTGTGTAGATTGTGGAGAAATTTTTGCCCGGTGGGAGCCAAACGAGTGGAGCGATGACAATGACATGGCGTAACGCAGTGCGCGCCTGGGACGCCGCCGCAGACTGGGCGCTGCGGCAGGCGGAAGCGCCGGAGATGGACCCGGTAACGAAGTGGGCAGTCCGCGTCCTGATCGCTCTGGCCGCGGCGGTGGTAGTAGCCCAGGTGTGGATGTATCTCGCGAGGAGGTAAGAAAAATGCAACAGGAAAGACTAGAGTTTGCCCTCACGCGGTTGCGCGAAGCAGCGCATGAAGTAGCGAAAATGACCGCAGCTTTTTCGATTGATTTTGAGTTCCAATGGGAGAGTTGGCGGGACGGCGTAGTGCATGTGCCACGCGAAGTCCTCATGCAAACTGATGTACCGCTAACGATCAGCACTTCTGTTGTTGACGACTATCCAGTCCGGGCGACTGCGACCATTGGCGGCGTGAAAGTTGAAGCGTTGTTCACACCAAAAGACCTCAAGAAATACTGGAACCAGCTACTACAGCGAACCAAGACGATGCCGGTCGAGGCAGTCTTGGTAAAAGAAAGAGCCAGCTAGTTTGCTGGCCGCCATCAAAACCCACCAAGGAGAGTGTAGCACGAAATGGAAGAAGAATGCAAGAGCGTTGAAATGTACTGCCCCCAGTGCATGGCATATATTCCGCTTTACGAAGGAATAGAAGCCGATACGCCTGAGGGATTGCTGGAATTCTGCTCTGAGGCGTGCGCGGAACAATACAACTACGAATACCCGTGGTGGTAAACAATGGTAAATCAAGCTCATAGCAGCGGCAGTGCTAGTCCTGCTGGTGGTGCTGTCGCTGCGGGGAGGTAAAAATGAGAAGCGCGACCGCTGAAAAGTTCAGTCGTACCAATATACACACGCAATACGTATTGGTCAACGGCAAAAAGGTGCCTGGCGTTACCACAGTTTTGGGTATACTGGCTAAGCCGGCCCTAATCCATTGGGCCTGGAAGTTGGGCGCTGACGGCGTAGATTACCGCAAACACCGGGACGCTGCTGCGGATGTCGGTACTTTAGCGCACGAACTAATTGCTGCCGATTTGGGCGGCAGGCAACCTGATCTTACTGGTTACAGCCCTGAAACGATCGACAGGGCTGAAAATGCCGTAATAAGTTACCTGGAGTGGAAAAAAGACAAGAAAATCCAGCCAGTGCTGGTAGAGGAGCCTTTGGTGTCTGAACGACACCAGTATGGAGGCACCCTGGACTGCTTGGCTATAATCGACGGCACGCTGACTTTGCTCGACATTAAGACCAGTAAGGCTATTTATCCGGAAATGCTTTACCAGCTGGGGGCTTACTGGCAGCTACTAAAAGAACATGGTTACCAAGTGGATGTAGCACAAATTTTGAGAGTGGGACGCGATGAAATAGAAGGATTTGACGTTAAGAAAATAACTAATTTCATAGCCTACTGGCAAGTTTTCTATCATTGCCTCCAGATTTACTACCTGCGTAAGGAAGTGGAGTAAGTGGAAAGGTCCGAAACTATCGGCGAACTCGCAAAAGCACTTGTGAAAGCACAAGCGGCCATGCGGCCAGTGAAAAAAGACCTGGAAAATCCTTTCTTTAAGAGCAAATATGCAGATTTGGCAGCAGTCTGGGAAAACTGCCGCAAGCCGTTGACGGAGAATGGCCTGTCGGTGGTGCAAATCCCAGAAAGTGAGGATGGGTCAGTAATTATAAAAACCGTCCTATTACACGAAAGTGGTGAATGGATCAGTGGCCAGTTGCAGCTTACCTTAGCTAAATCTGACCCGCAGGCTGTGGGATCGGCCATAACTTACGGCCGGCGCTATGCCCTTGCTGCGATGACAGGAATGTGTGCCGAGGACGAGGACGATGACGGCCAAAAGAGTAGCACGCCAGATAACAATGAAACCACACCAGCTAATAACAAAACACGGCAGCCGTCACAGCTTTCACAACAGAAGACACACAAGCAAGGCCAGAGCCGCGAAAAGACGCAGTCAAATTATATCAATTGGGCTATGTTTTGGAGCAGGGCCAAGGGGTTGCCGGCAAAGAGAGGGCTTGGGCTAACAGACGAGCAAATTCGGACACATGCTAAGGACTTTTTTCAGACTGAGTTCAATAGCCTGAACGAAGTGGTAAAAAGCCAGCAAGATCTGGATGATTTGCTGGCATACATTGAAGAAGCAGTAGTGCTGGAGAAAGCGGCAGCGCAGGAGGTGGTAAACAGCGCAGGGGCGTCTTAAAGGACGTTCCTGCGCGATTTAAACTCGTGGCAGTTAATCATTGCAAGCAGCGGGAGTTACGTAGTAATAGCAAAAAACACAATCGGACACCTTTGGGAAATGGGGTAGTGGAGTGCCAAAAAATAAGAGATGGTTTCGTTTCTACAACAGAATGATAGACAGTCCGCAAGTCCTAGAACTAAACGATTCAGAATTCAGATTGCTCGTATCGCTTTGGTGCCTAACCAGCGAGAATGAGGCAGATAACTATGGTAAGTTACAATATACTGTCTTTGCTATAAGACGTAGAGTGATGCCCGATAAGTCGGAAGAAGAAATCCGACAGATGCTTGAACATTTGATGCAACTCGATCTACTTGCAGGCGAAGAAGGAAACTATGAGATACCACGCTGGGAACAACACCAGTATGAGTATCCTTCTCGGATTCCTAGCAATCGTTCCGATTATAAAAAACAACAATCGGAAAACAATCAGGAAGAGGACGGAAAGCCTTTGGAAAGTGATCGGAAAGAAGATGGAAAGCCTTCGGAAAGTGATTGGAAAGAGAACGGAAAAACAGATTCAGAATCAGAATCAGAATCAGAATCAGAATTAAAAGATGTACCCCCCCTTATCCCCCCCTTAAAAAAGCGCTGCAATGATCGACCAAAAATCAAATATGCCGAGTTTGTCAGCATGACTGAAAAAGAATACCAGTCCCTGATTGATCGCTTTGGAGAAAGCGATACTAAGCACATGATTGAGGTGCTAGACAACTACAAAGGAGCGCATGGAAAGCGATATAAGAGCGACTATAGAGCTATTTTGACATGGGTGGTTGACCGAGTACAAAAAGAAAACAGCCAGAATGGTGCCGCCAGGGACAGCCCTAAAATGCCAAAAACAGCCGATCCAGAGCTAGTTAGCCAGCTTGACGAATACAGGCGCAGAATGGGGTTGGCATAGTTGGCTAAGACGCAAAACAAAAATTTAGCATTGGCTGGTTTATACGATATAGCCACTGAACGTGCCATCTTGGGGTGTGCCATGACAGGCGGTCTGGAAGAAATACGTGATTACCTCACCCCAAACGATTTTGGCGATCCCAGGCATGCATTGATTTACCGTGCCTGCCTCGGTGTCAAAGAAGCTGACCCTGTGACTGTGGCTGCGGAAATCAGGCGATGCGGTTGGGCTGACCGAGTTGACGAGGCTTATTTGGGTAGTGTTGTTGTCGCTGCATATGCACCGAGCCAGGTTAGGACTTACGCTGAGGTTGTAAAACGTTTGAGTATAAGGCGGCAAATCCTTCAGGCTGGCAGACTGATAATGGAGCTTGCTCAAGACAAGAATACAGAGCCCGAAGAAGCTCTGGTAAAGGCTAGGGAACAGATCGATAAGGTAGTCCAGCACGGCACGCTAGAACCTGTTAAACTTGTTAACCTAGTGGAGGCCAGGATTGAAGAACTCACGGCAGGTGTTAGCAACAAACTGCTTTACACGGGCTTTGGCGACCTGGACGTGTTGCTCGGAGGCTTTGCTTCTGGCAATTTGATTGTGTTGGCGGCACGGCCAAGCATGGGTAAGTCGAGCCTGGGGCTTCAAATTGCAGTTAATGCGGCTAAAATTGGCAAGCGCGCGTTGTTTTTCAGTTTAGAAATGTCTGCTTCGGAGCTAGTGGACCGCATACTGGCTTGGGAAGGCGGAATGGACACAGTAGTTATGCGCCGCCAGGCATTTTTGCCAGAAGAAACAGAAAGGCTGTGGCAAGTTTGGCCCAAAACTGGGGAGTGGGAATTGTATTTGGACTGTGCTCCTGCACTCAATACAGCTCAAATTGCCGCAACAGCTAGGAAAATGAAAATTAAAAACGGACTTGATCTGGTTGTAGTTGACTACTTGCAGCGTATGAACGAGCCACCAGACAAGACGATCAATAGCCGCAACGAACTGATTGGGCAGATTACTAGGCGCATGAAAGCCATTGCTATTGACCTCGGTGTCCCCGTAATACTGCTCTCTCAGCTTAACCGCGCTGTGGAATCTACTCCAGATAAGCGACCAGGGCTTTCACATTTACGGGAATCTGGCAGTATAGAGCAAGACGCTGATTTTGTTATGTTTATTTACCGCCGTGATTATTACTTTGATGAAGTTCAAAACAAAGGCAAGACAGAGATTATTGTTGCTAAACAGCGAAATGGTCCGACCGGAAGCGTTTTCTTGAACTTCAATCGCCGTCTTGCAATGTTTAGTGACCTAGCTGAAGGGATGAGTGCAAAGTGGGAATAGACCTTGCGTGGCTTGACGACTTGATTGATATTTTGCTGGACGATTTGTGTCATGCGGAAGCTGAAAAGAACAATATGCGCGCCCAAGTTTTGTTGCGTTTGCTCAACAAAATCTACTGGATCAGACAGGAGCTTGGGAAAACTGAAGAGGAGAGCGCAAAATGGACAGAATTGAGTTCTTCGCTACACTTTCCGACCGTGGTGCGGGAAAGATCGATGCGGACGGGGCGGCTGTTTTGAAGTTAAATACCGACGCCAAGCAGTTAGGCGAGGTACTGAAACTCTTAGCATTCGGCGGCGGCAAGTTGCTGAAAGTTACGGTGCAAAGTGTTAATTAGACGCTGCGCTCACTGCGGCAGGACGGATGGGACGTTCCATAAGCACCACGTTCTGCCCCGTAGCCTAGGCGGGAAAGATAGGGATACAGTTTGGCTTTGCTGGAGGTGCCATAGCTGGGCACACGAGCATCCGGCAGAGGCAAAGAAAAAAGGACTGTTGAGGTGTGGTCCAAATGGCTTTGATAGAGGCAACTGATACACGGTGGTTTCCAACAAAACGCGAAGCTGAGCAATACGCCAAAGCCAAGCTAGGCAAGCCCTGGCGATATTGGAGCCTGGTTGAGCCTGCAGGTTTTCATCGCAAGGCGGGATGGTATGTGAGAGTTTTTAGGCCCATACAGTCCGCAGGGAGTTGACGGAAATGAGCCTTAGCGCTGAAAAAGAAGCCAAAAGAATGGCACTATACCGCCAAGGGCTGAACGACCGCGAGATAGCTAACAGGTGCGGCTGCGATCATAACACTATTTGCAGCTAGCGACACAAGCATGGTCTGCCGCCAAACGTGCCGCCGGGATATAGCGCTAAGGCGTATGACAGGGCGGGCATCTCAATGCGTGAAGTGCTAACGCCGGAACAATGTGAGGTTATACTTGAATTTTTCCGATGGCTTCTAACTGCCCGGCTGCACCAGCGACAACTGGACGTGGGTGACTTTTTGCACCAATACAGGGAATATTTGCAGTACAGAGGGGTGCAAGAGGCATGATCCCTTGGGGCTGTTTGGTCTTTGCATTTATCGCTGGCATTTGGTACAGCAGATTTACTGCAAAGCAGGTGAAGCATACAGATTTTGTGTGTCGCATTCGCAAGGATGGGTCTGTGGAAATACCGTGGTCAGTATTGCAAGTAGCGAAGATAAAAGTAGGCGACGCTGTGGAGTTAACGGTGAATGACAAAGGTATGATTCCACTGCAAAAACCCCTGGCACTTGAGAAAATTATCCAGGCAAGCAGGAAAACCAGGGTTAAATATCGAAGTATAAGGATGGAATCAAAAGAGATTCTTCAATTCGCAGCCATATTGAACTCCTAGGGGGTATGACTGGTGTTCCGCAAGAACAATGGTCATTTGCAGCAGGATCTGTTTAGCAGCTACGAGTGGCTGAACCCAAAGATTCGCCAAAGGCTTGATAAGACCTGGGCTCCCATCTTCTACGAGCACGTGTTCTGTCAGATTGACGAGACCCCCTTTGCCGTTCTGTACTGCAAGGACAACGGCCGGTCCAATTTTCCGGTCAACATCCTGCTTTCCCTGGAGTTCATCAAACACATGAAGAACTACACGGACGAAGAGACCATCGACCAGTTCTACTTTAACTTTCAAGTTCAATATGCTCTTGGCCTGCGCGACCTGGGCAAGCTTTATCTTTGCCCGCGCACCCTCTACGAGTTCAGGGAAAGGCTTTATTGCTATACGGTAGAAAACCCGGGCAAGGAGGACCTTATCTTCGGGCAGTTCGAAAGGCTCACGGCCCATTTTCTCAAGGTAGCCGGCATCAACACCAGGGAGCAGCGGATAGACACCACCCAGATCATGCCGAACATCAAGCGGGCAGGGAGGTTGTCCCTGGCTTACGATGTCTTGCTTAAGGCAGTCAAAGCCATTCCCAAAGAGATGTTAGGCGAGGAACTGGCGGCGGTGCTGGAGCCGGATTTCCGCACTGGCTTGCTTTACCGCTGCCGGGGCAGCGAGCTTTTAAGCCGGCTTGAGGCCGTTTTGAACCTCGGCGGCCGGCTTGTCGAGGTTGCCCGGGCTCACCCTGAACTGGGCGCTTTAGAGGAAGTGCAGCTGTTAAAGCGTTTTTTAGCCGAGCAGGGCGTCTTTGACCCAGACAAAAAGAGATGGCTTGCTCAAGACGGCAAAGATATAAGCCCCGCCTCTTTGCAGTCTGCCCACGACCACGAGGCCACCTACCGCAAGAAAGGTAAGCAGGAACATGTGGGCTACGTGGCCAGCATTGCCGAGACCTGTGGGGAGGAGAATCCGGTCCAGTTTATCACCGACTATGCGCTGGATAAAAACAGCGCGGGCGACCCGCAGATGGTAAAGGAAAGGCTGGCGAAGCTAGAAAGCACCGGCGCAGCCGATCTTTACGTTGACGGCGGGGGCTACAGCCCAGAAGTTGAGAGGGAAGCAGAAACCCGCCGGATAAAGATGCACTACACAGACCTCACGGGGAGAAAACCGGACCCCCAAAAGATCCCCCTTTCGGAGTTCACCATAGAGGACCGCCGGCAGATCCTGCTCTGCCCGGCCGGCGAGACTCCTCTGAAGAGCCGGTTTAAGCAGAAGACTGGCATTCTCACCGCCTACTTTGACCCCAACACCTGCCGGGAGTGTCAGAAGCGTGAGGCCTGCCCCGTAAAGCTTAAAGCCAGCAGTGCCGTATTACGGGTGAGCCAGAAGGCAGTGCTGGCCGCCGAAACCAGAAACCGCCTGGTCAGCTCTGACCGGCGGCAGGCCGTCTCCAAGCGCGCCGCCATCGAGGGGACCAACTCTGCCCTAAAACGCGCCCATGGAGCCAAAAAGCTAAGGGTTCGGGGGAAGACAAAGTGCCGGCTTGTCATAGGGATGAAAATCATCGGTCATAACTTCCGCCAGCTGGCGCGCTTCTTCCTGGGAGATACACGCAACAAGATGGCAATATCTACCAGAACTCCAATTCAAGGGGTACCTGTGTCTATTTAACAGGAAAAAGGGGAGATAAACGCCGGGAAGTATGGCTACTGAACCCAAAACCGCCTGAAAAATTGACGTAGCAAAGGCAAAACCGTACTAAATTGTCAAAGACCGATGCATAGCTGGTAGTCCAACCCTAACTTTTTGCAGGGGAATCAGGTATAGTTTTACGAATGGAATACGCCACGGTATGGGGAGCAAAAGAGTGAGTAAGGGGTGCAAGAGGCATGATCCCCTGGGGCTGTTGGTACAGCAGACTTACTGCAAGGCGAGTGAAGCGTACAGGCTTTGTGCGCCGCATCCGCGAGGACGGATCGGTGGTAATGCCGTGGTCGGTGTTGCAAGTAGCGAAATTAAGAGTAGGCGATACCGTGGAGCTGCTGATGGATGGCAAAGATATAGTTTTGCGAAAGAAAAAACCGGAGGACGTGTAATGACACAAGAGCAATTTGTAACACTCTGCAAGGAGTTTTTAGAGCGTGAGCACGATTTGCTTGCGGCCAAGGCAGGCGATTACGCCGTGGATAATGATCGGCTGTGGAATTTCCACGCACAGGGACAGCTAGAAGGCAAAAGGCCGAGCGAGATCGCCTTGACGCACCTTTTAAAGCACGTTTTAAGCCTGGTCAAGGCGGTCAGAACGGGCTCGGGCGAGTGGGCTTGGGTCTTGCCGGAAGGTAGAGAAGGATTGAAGCAGCGGTTTGCGGACGCAAGGAACTATCTTCTGCTTCTTGCGGCCTGCTTGGAGGAAGAACGAAGAGGGAAGAACGGGGAGGAGGGAAAAGGCGATGCCTGAACGGGATTGGCAGGCTGACTGGGAACTGTGCCAGCAAGCGAAGGAGAAAGCAGTTGAAATTACCCAAAATCCTTGGTTGCTGATTGAGATATCTACAGAATACAGACTGGGAGTTTGGCTACATCATTTAGGTTTTTTGGAGAAAGCGCTATGAAAGAGTTAGAGCGAGAAAATAAATGGCTATACGATGAACTTCAGACCAAAAATTAGGCGTAGTCTGTTTAGAATGTGCAAATAGGAGGAAAGTTATATGGCCTCTGGTTGTATTTTAAGAAATTGCTGGGTTTGCGACGAGTTCATTTGGGAAGATGAACCTTGGGAAATCATTGAAGATGAATTAGTACATCAAAACTGCGTTGGTAAAGCAACTGCATTATATCGAAAGTTAAAAGCGCTTGAAGATAAGTTAGGACAGCTCGAAACCATGTTAAATGCACATTCCAAAGAAACTGTATGATAGGCTGACAGAGGAGGAACGCAATGGCGACAAAGATTAGTTTCACCGTCCCCGGCCGTCCTGTGCCGGCCGCCCACATGACCAGGCGGGGTAAGTGGACGAGCCGGGCAAAGCGAAGCCTTGCCTACCAGGAGGCCGTTGCCTGGGCAGCCAAGGCGGCGAGAGTGCCAATAATGGATGGGCCACTTTGTTTGACCATTAAGGTTTATCTGTACCAGTACCGGAAGCGCGGCGACCTTAGCAATTACATCAAAGCGGTTGAGGATGGTTTGCAATATGGCGGGATAGTGTTAAATGATAAGCAGATTGTGGGCTACGGCGGCCAGATCGGGATCTACGCAGCTGCCAGTCGTGAGGAAGAGCGAGTCGAGGTCATCCTAGAGGAAATTCCATGGTGGCCGGCGGAGGTGAAGGTTGAGGAAGATGCCTAGGCGGGGACGTAAATGCAAAATAATCTTGACCGAGCACGCCCGCCAGCGATGGAAAGAACGGGGCGGGAAGGGGAAGCTTACGCCAGCGAAGGTGCGCCAGCACCTGCTAGGTGCGCTGCCTGCCGGTCTAGAAGTGCAGAACACCGCCGTGGAGGTGCCGCTGTGTGGCGGACTATTTGCGGTGTGCGTGCCCGAATTGGAGGGATATTGGGCCGTGGTGACGGTGGGGAGGAAAACGGAGCAGTGTTCGGTCTGATTACGATTGGGGAATACACGGCTTGGCGGTCATTTGATACATTCTTGGCTCTGCGTGCACTGGCAGGACTGGCATCGGGCCCGATTACTCCCCGGCTACGGGCGGTGGTAAGCTTGAGCTTTGGGGAGTGGGATCGCATCACGCGCGAACCGCCCAAGCCAGGACGGGCCGGGATAATTGCCAGAGAAGGCGACAGGACTCTGATGAAAACCATAGCGTGGCGGGAGAGTGATTAGAGTGGTCCCAAATTACTGCTACATTACCAGACGGCGGGACGGGGTTTATCTGGAGTGCCCGTATGATCCGGACTTTATAGACGCCCTGAAGCGTCATATTCCGCCAGAGCACCGCCGGTGGGATGCGGTACTAAAACAATGGTGGGTGAGCGAGGAATATGAGGCACAGGTCAGGTTGGATGCGCAGGCGTTTTTCGAGGATGTGATGGAGGCATAAAGAAAAGCCCCGCCGGGGCCAAGGTGCTATTAGAAGTATACCATACCCGGCGGGGGGTGGGCAAGTGAAGCTGCCGCGAGCGGTATTCAGGTACATTGAGCATGAACTTTACAACTACGACGCGACGAAGAAGGCGATTGAAGAGCTTCGCGAGGATATTATCCTTTCGTCGCCGCCGCGGGAAGTGGTGGCGGCGAACGGTGACAGGTACTATGGCGATACCGTTGGAACCAAGACGGTGAAGCTGGTCACTAGCACGGCTCTGGCCAGGATGAGCCGGGCCGTGGTCGCGATAGAAAGGACGTTGGCCAGACTTACGGAGGATCATAGGCAACTGTTTGAACTAAAATACCGCCAGTGCTTACCCTGGCAGCAGGTGTGCAGGGATATGCCCACGAGCGAGCGGACTTACTTTCGGCTACGGCGCGAATTGGTAGAGATGGTGGCGCTGGAATTTGGTTTGGCAGAAAGTTGGCAGGAATGAAGCATTGATTGAGGTAGCATGATATTAGGTAAAGCCGTCCTGCGGGGCGGCTTTTGTGTTTGTGTGGTGGTAGTTGTGGCGTCGAAATGGACGGAAGAAGAGAAGCAGAAAGCCTTAGCCATAGCTAGAAGCACGTCTGCCCGTGAGGCCGTGAGGGCTACGGGTATCCCTTTGGCTACTGTCGGGCGTTGGCTATCGGAACAAAAACGGAACGGAACGGAACGGCCGGAACAGAACGGAACGCCCAAAAAACTTGAAGTTCTTCGACAGGAAGCCATAGAGCGGGCGGTAGAGAAAGCTGGGGACTACATTGCCGAGAGGCTAAAGGGGCTGGCAGACCAACTGTACAACCTGGCCGAAAAGGCCACCACAAAGGTGGACGTGGCAATAAGCGACCCCGAGGAGCTGCCCAAAGGCAAGCGGGCCGAGCCTCATGACCGTGACGGCTCAGCCTGGGTCAGGGCTCTGGTCGGCGTCATGGCCCAGGCTGTGGATAAGGCGCAGCTTCTCTCCGGCAAGCCCACCAGCCGCCAGGAGCAGGCCGGGCAGGTGACCAACCGTCATGAGTATGACATTACCTACTGCATTGAGCAATATGCCGACGTCTACCGCAACCTGGCCCGACGAAGCACACTTCCGGGCCTTGATGCGCGTGACGGTTCTGGAGAACCCATGGATCCCGCACGATCCGACCCCTAAACAGGCGGAGTTCCTGCTACTGCCGGTGCTTGAGGCCTTCTACGGTGGTGCCGCTGGCGGGGGAAAGAGCGATGCCTTGTTGATGGCCGCCCTGCAGTATGTAGACGTTCCGGGTTACGCTGCCATCCTCTTCCGGCGCACCTATGCTGACCTCGCCCTGCCGGGAGCACTGATGGATAGGGCGGCAGAATGGCTGGCCGGTACGGCGGCAAAATGGAGCGATAAAGAAAAGACGTGGCGCTTCCCCTCCAGCGCCACATTGACTTTTGGGTACCTGGAGCACGAGAACGACAAATACCGGTATCAGTCCAGCGAGCTTCAGTTTATCGGCTTTGATGAGCTTACTCAGTTTACCGAGAGCCAGTACCGATACCTGTTCAGCCGTCTTCGGAGGCTTAAAGGGGTAACGGTGCCGCTGCGGATGCGGTCGGCTTCCAACCCAGGTGGGATTGGTCACGACTGGGTGAGACGGCGGTTTATAGACGAAGGAGAGGTTAAGGGGCGGGTGTTCGTTCCGGCCAGGCTGGAAGACAACCCTTACCTTGACCGTGAAGAATACGCTAAGAGTCTGCAAGAGCTCGACCCGGTAACCCGGCAACAACTCCTTGAGGGCGACTGGGAAGCAAAAGAGGCAGGTAGGAAATTCAAACGGCACTGGTTTGAAATAGTCGATCAGGCACCGGCTGGAGCACGCAGGGTGCGGTACTGGGATTTGGCCGCAACTGAGCCGAAACCGGGCAAAGATCCGGACTGGACGGCAGGAGTGTTGATGTGTGAAAAAGACGGGATATTCTACGTCATTGACGTGAAGCGGATCAGGGCGACACCGCTGGGTGTCGAGGCTTTGATAAGGCAGACGGCTAAGCTCGACGGGCGTAACGTTGAGGTTTATATCGAGCAGGAGCCCGGCTCGTCGGGGAAAAACACAATAGACCGCTACAGGCGCGAAGTGCTTAAGGGGTTTGCCTGCTACGGGCACAAAACCACCGGTAGCAAAGAAATGCGTGCAAACCCGGTGTCTTCGGCGGCAGAGGCAGGTAACGTGAAGCTGGTTAGGGGTACGTGGATCAATGATTACCTTGACGAAGTAGAGATGTTTCCTTATGGGGCACATGACGACCAGGTGGACGGAACAAGCGGGGCGTTTGAGATACTGACGAGCTCCGGCCGCATCGAGCTCTGGTAGGTAGGAGGTGGACCGCTTGCCGTTGACTTTCTTTCAGAGGTTGAAGTTCTTTGCCAAGGCAGCCGTCGAGCTTTTCAGCGGCTCCTCCGCGGAGCAGGCTTACGGGATGCTGACCGGAATATTCCCCGGCTCGGTGGGCCAGCCGCCTAAGCGCGGGACGCGGGAGTTGCTCAACGCCTACAACGATATGCCCTGGCTGCGGGCGGTTGTGAACAAAGTCAGCCGCAGTGTAGCTTCTACCTCCTGGCAGCTCTACGTCATCAGGCGGGGTGGGAAGGCAATCAAGACTGCCAAACTTCAGCGAGCTGACTATAACAGCCGACAAAGACTGCTGGTGAGCTATAAGAAGCAGAACGAGCTGGTGGAAATAGAGGAGCACCCCCTCCTTGATTTGCTGGACAATGCCAACTCTTTCTTAACGGGGTTGATGGCCCGTCAGCTAACGCAGGTATACCTAGACCTGGCTGGCGAGGCGTTCTGGCTCAAAGAGCGAAACGGCGCGGGGAAGCCGGTGGCCTTCTGGCCGCTGCCCCCGGACTGGGTAATAAGCACGCCGACGCCCACGCACCGCTTTTTCCGGGTGTCTTTTCGGGCCTGGCAGGGGGAAATACCAGACACCGAGATTCTGTGGATAGCTGACCCAGATCCTACCAATCCCTATGGCCGGGGGTCAGGCATGGCCCGGGCCCTGGGGGACGAACTGGAGACCGATGAGTATGCCGCCAAGCACACCAAGTCCTGGTTTTACAACCGTGCTCGGCCGGACCTCATTATCAGTGCTGATAATATCCAGCGGGAAGATACCCTGCGGCTTGAGCAGGATTGGCTCGCCAAGACCCAGGGGTTCTGGCGGGCCTACAAGCCCTATTTCCTCAACCGCAAGATAGACGTGCACCAGTTGAGCCAGACATTTGAGAACATGCAATTGGTAGAACTACGCAAGTACGAACGAGACACCATAATCCAGGTTTACGGAGTGCCTCCGGAGATTTTTGGCATCATCGAGAATTCCAACCGGGCGACCATCGAGGCTTCGGATTACCTATTCGCCCGGTGGGTGATACAGCCGCGGCTGGAATTCTTAAGAAGTGTGTTCCAGGAGCGGCTGGTTCCTGAGTTCGACGACCGGCTGATCCTGGAGTACGAGAGCCCGGTTGCTGAGGACAAGGAGTACATGCTTAAAGTGGCCCAGGCGGCGCCCTGGAGCCGCCTGGTTGACGAATGGCGGGCATTGCAGGGCATGAAGCCGCTGCCGGACGGCCAGGGGCAGGTCTTCATGCTGCCGTTTAATCTGTACCCGTCAGAGACTCTGGGGGGCAAGCCACCTCCTGAACGGGTGCCGGCAGCTGAAGAAGAAGGCGGAGAAGATCAGGGAAAAAGCAGGCGCCGGGGCAAGGCCATCAACCCAGAGGCTATAAAGCGGCTGCTGGCGGCCTTGGCCGTTGGGCAGCTGCTGGAAAAGATGAAGCCCGTTTATCAGGACGTTGTGGAGACCTTCGGCGCCGATATGATGCAGACCCTGGAGATTGACCTCACTTTCGATTTGCTGAACCCCAGGGTGGTAGACTTCCTTGAGATGGAGGCCACAAAGTACATTGCCGGCATAAACGAGACGACGCGCAGGGCGTTGCAGGCTGAACTTGCCGAAGGGGTGGAAGCGGGAGAGAGCATCCCCGAGCTGGCCAAGAGAGTTTCGGCGGTGTTCGAGCAGGCCAAGGGACCCCGGAGCACGGTCATAGCTCGCACCGAGGTAGTCCGGGCCAGCAACTTCGGCAACTTTGAAGCCATGCGGCAGGCAGCGGTGGAACAGAAAGAATGGCTGGCCACCCGCGATGAGCGGGTCCGGGATGAACACCTGGCCATGGACGGCCAGGTGAAGCCAGTGGACCAGCCGTTTGTAGCTCCGAGCGGCCAGGAAGCCATGTACCCGGGAGATTTCGGCGTGGCGGGCCTTGACGTTAACTGCCGCTGCACGGTGCTGCCGGTGGTGGGAGGCAAGACCATGCTGGAAACTGAGGAGAAGCGGGTGGGCTATTGGAAGAAGTACGACGCGGACCTACGGCCCTGGGAGCGCCGCATGGAGGCGGCGACCAAGAAGGGCTTTCAGGCACAGCAGGATGCGGTGATGGCCGAACTGAAGCGGCTGGCTCAGGAAGGGAGTGATTGACTTGGGCGATAAGTTGAATGTTGTGAGCATCAAAGAGTTTAAGGAAAAGGCCCTGACTCAAGAAGATGTCCAGGGCCTTGCAATTCGCAAGCAGTTTATCCTGGACGAGGTAAAGCAGGCGGAGGGCGAGGACCTCACCCTGCAGTTCACGATTTCCACTGGCGTGGTTGACCGGGACCAGGACACGATCAATCCGGAGGGTTGGAAGCTCGACAACTACATGAAAAACCCCGTGGTTCTCTGGGCTCATGACTACCGGTTCCTGCCTGTGGCCAGCTCACCAGCCACGTGGGTCGAGAATGCCAAGCTGAAAAGCCGGGCTAAATTCACGCCGCGGGACCTCTATCCCTTCGGGTACATGGTCTACCAGTTCTACCGGGAGGGATATCTCAGGGCTACGTCGGTCGGTTTTAATCCGACCAAGTGGTCCTTCAGCGAGGACCGCAAATGGGGCGTGGATTTCATTGAGCAGGAGCTGCTGGAATACAGTTGCGTACCGGTGCCGGCCAACCCTGAAGCTTTGGTTGAGGCCGCGGCCAAGGGCATCGACACTGCGCCCCTAAAGGAGTGGGCGGAGCGGGTCCTGGACGAATGGTACCAGGATAGCGGCATATGGCTGCCCAGGAAGCAGGTGGAACGGGTTTTCAGTTTGCTGGAGCCGAAGACAATCAGTATCCCCAGCGGGATGCCCGGCCAAACAGGTCATGCGGAAACAAAAGGCATCATTACCTACGGTCGAGCCCACCCGGGCGGCACGCCCAAAGCTCCTGAAGACGAAGAGTGGGACGGCCCGGCAGAGGTCGCGGCTGCCGAGGTCGAAGACCTGAAGGTGATGTGTGCCTGGTATGCCGGGGAGGGTGACAAAAAGGGAGATTACAAGCTGCCCCATCACAAGGCCGCAGGGCAGCACGCCGTGGTCTGGCGAGGGGTGAGCGCTGCCGGCAATGCCACCATGGGCGCCCGGGGCGGAGTCGATATCCCGGAGAACGACATTGCCGGTGTCCGGGCACATCTCGCCAGGCACTATAGGGAGTTCGACAAGATCCCGCCCTGGGAAACCGAGGAGGGACGGGCATACGAAGCTATCTGCAAACTAGATATCCCGCAAGCCCTCAAAGAGCACATTGGTCGGGTTCTTCTACCCAGTCTTTTTGACGACCAAAAATCTGGACGGGTACTCTCCCGGGCAAACGAGGATCGCATCCGCAAAGCGGCTGAATTGCTACAGGAAGTGCTTGCTCAACTTGAGGAGGAACCGGAGGAGGATAGCCCTGACTCCGTCTCTTACAAGAGCGGTGATGAGGTAGTGCTTCTTTTGGCTGATGACGAAGTAGCAGACGAAGGAGGGCCAAAGTTCGACGTCGATGACAAATCGCTGCAACAGATGGTGAAAGAGGCCCTAAAGGAAGCGCTAAGAAACATCACCGGCAGAGTGGATTAAACAGGGAGGGAAAAACAATGGGAAAGCAGATGACCTTAGAAGAATTGCGGGAAATGATCAAGGCCAGAGTAGCCGAGGCCGTGGAGCCTCTCAAGCAGCAGCAGACCGACTGGGCGAGCAAGATCTTTGCTCAACCGCAGGTTCCGGCGAAGAAGGATCCCAAAGATATGGGGCTTGGCGCTGCCCGCTTCATCCGGGCACTGGCGGCGGGTAAAGGCGACCCCGAACGGGCGTCCAGATACGTCGCCAAGAACTGGACCGATACCGATGAGAACAAGGCCCTGGTGAAGGCGCTAAACGAATCCACCCTGGCCGAGGGTGGCGCCCTGGTGCCGACCGAATATGTAAGCGAAGTTATCGAACTCCTGCGGGGGCGGGCAGTGGTGCGTTCCCTGGGCGCCGTGTCCCTGCCCATGAACAGCGGTTCTCTGACCATGCCCAAACTCACCGGCGGGGCTACCGCTAGCTACATCGGCGAGGGCCAGAACATCCTGAAAACCCAACCGACTACTGGGCAACTCCAGCTTTCCGCCAAGAAGCTGGCGGCCCTGGTGCCTATCTCCAACGACCTGCTGCGGGACGCTTCGCCCAATGCCGACGCCATTGTCAGGGACGACCTGGTTTCTGCTATGGCTCTGCGGGAGGACCTGGCTTTCATCCGGGATGACGGTACGCAGAACAAACCCAAAGGAATGCGCTACTGGGCGCCGGCAGCCAACGTAGTTGCCCGTACACAGGACAGTGGAGCAAATACCCTGGCTACCGTAACCGCGGACCTGGCAGCCATGGTGAACCGGCTGGAGAACGCTAACGTACGTTTTATCCGTCCAGGCTGGATTATGACCCCGCGGACCAAGTGGTATCTGTGGAGCCTGCTGAATAGTAACGGCAACCCGGTGTTCCGTGAAGAAATCACTCAGGGGCGGCTTTTGACCTTCCCCTTCCGTACGACTACACAGATTCCCAATAATTTAGGTGGCAGTGGGGACGAGAGCGAACTGTACCTGGCTGACTTCGCCGACATGATCATCGGCGAGAATACCGAGCTGATCATTGACGTGTCCACCGAGGCGGCCTATCACGACGGTTCCAACGTGGTGGCGGCTTTCTCCCGGGATGAAACCGTCATCCGTTTCGGCGCTCGCCATGACGAATCCATTGCCGTGCTGACGGAAGTTGACTGGTACTAAAATTGAGGGGGGGGGCTGGGTTAACTCGGCCCCTTATCCCAAAGGAGGATGAAAATTATGAGGCCCGTTGATTTGGGTAGCTATGTAAAGGCGGCGGTGGTCGGTGCTGGGCAAGCTACGGCTGGCGGCAGCGGGGACGATACAAAGGTCACCGGGCAGACCATCAATCGTCAGGGATATTTGTCCGGCGTGCTGGTCATCGCCTTCAAAGCAACCCTCGCGGAAAGCAAAACTGTCAGTTTTGCCGTAGAGGTTCAGGAATCGGCTGACGGTTCGAGCTGGGATACCGCTGAGGTTTTGCAGGAAGCTACGGTGGCCGCCACCGGGGGGGCTGGTGGAAGCACGGTATACGATACAGTCGAGATAAACGAAAACCTTAAAGGCCGTAAGAAATACGTCCGGTACAACATCACGCCCGACCTCTCAGCGACTGATACCGATACCCTTGAATGGGGTGCGGCGGCTATTCTAGGCGGTGCCTCTACACTGCCGGTTTAGGTGGTGATGGATGTTGATGGTTGTGAGATTTAGAACTGGCGTAGCACCGTATCAAAGCGGAGAACTGGCGGGTTTTCCCGAAGCAGAGGCAGAACAGCTAATCAAGGCCGGCGTGGCTGAACTCTACACAGAAAATCTCGGCGCACCCT